ACAAATAAATATAGTTAGAAATAAACTAGAAAAAAGGGAGTGAGGATATGACATGGGACTACTATAACGAAGGAAAACAATTTGATATATCTAAAGAAGAAAAGAAGTCTCAAGACATACTAGATTCTTTGGATGCAAAGCAGAAAAAAAGACTAAAGAAAACATTACAAGCGGCTGAACCAACTGAATTTTTTGGTCAAGACTTTACTAAATTAGGAGATTTGTTAGAAATGATTGATGGCTTAGAATTTACTAAGGCCGATAAAAAACTAACAAAGAAAGTCAAGTCAATGGATGAAAGGAATATTGATATAGTCGCTACCGCTACGAAACTTCGTAAAGAGTATGAACTTCTTTACAGGCAGATTAGAGATTTAGTCTATCCTAAGAGAAGAGGTGAAAAAGATGAGTGAAGAAGAATCAATAAATAAAGAACTACTTGAAATTATAAAAGCCCTTACTGCTAAGATAGAAAACTTAGAGAAAGCAGTCTATAACGACGACAATCTATTAATGAAATCGGGCTTTGTTGTAGCAGATAGTCCAAGACCAACTATGAAAGTCATTGATTCTCAAGAAGAAGTTTCAACAATGGAATGGAGCGAAATTCATAAAATGGTAGACAGGATGGGATGAGTTATATGCCGGAAAGAGTTACAAAGAAAGAAAGAGTTATTTCTATGACAATAGAAAAGGCCAAAGAAGTTAAAGAGATGCTACATCAGTTAGGAAACAATAACATAAATCCTGCCGAAGATAAAAGCGAGGCAATAAAGATAAAAAGACCTAAAGCAACAAAAGAAGAAAATGTTCCTAAAAGTCAAACAGAAGGAACTAATGTAGGTTACGGCCAAGCCGGAGATACATATGATTTCTAAAGGGCGGGGTTGTTTTGAAACTCGGCTCTTTTGAAAAAGATAAGCGTTCATCGGTAGAGTTAGTAAAATTATTTGAGATAACTAGAGTTGCTTTTTTATCCGCTAATAGTGACCCAAAAGAATACGGTCAAAAGTGGAGAAAGGCAGTTGAGCAGATAAGAGAATCATATGAAGAATTAGATGTAGCGGGTAGAGAACTAAAGAATTTCATAGAAAAGAAACTATTAGAACATAGAGATGTTAGTGACCCTACTTCCCCTCAAGCGAGAGAACTATATGAAGATATCAAACTGATTAGATATAAGTCAGATGTAGTTATAGACCCATTTGCTAAAAGATTCGGAGAAGGGGTTTTAGAAGAGTTATTAGATAATCCCGAATCAATGGTTAAATTTGTTCACTATGCTATTAGAGATAATACTCATGCTCTTGGTAAAGAAACATTAGAAGTTAAGGATATGGAGGAAGATACTCTTACGGATGGTTTAGCAGGATTAGATTTAGAACCGGATGATGTTGCATTGTATATAATAGAAAATTATGGTGATGGTAAAGATTCTAAAAAAGTGGAGGCTAAGGTGAAGGCCGCTATGGATATGTTAGAACTGATATTCTTTTCACAGCATAGTGAAGAGGACTGGAATGAACTATTAGATATTGATATGAAAAAAGCAGAAAAAGCGCAAAGTGATTTTATTGTTCCAAATAAACCAATGTATAGAATATTTGAAATAAGTGACATGAATGAACTAAAGGGATTTAGTGGAGAGTATATTGTTCAAGAAAAATACGATGGTATGAGAATACAATTGCATAAAATAGACAATAATGTAAAAGTTTATTCTTATAATGAAAAGGATATTACTGATAAATGTAAAGACATAGTTAAAGAATTAAAGGAAAAACACTTTGGCGAATGTATACTAGATGCAGAACTTATCTTATTTGATGGAAAAGAAGCATTACATAGGGCTGATACAATTGCTCATGTGTTTAAAAATAAATATCCCGAAGCCACGCTAAAAGCCCATGTCTTTGACATTATGAGGCATGATTCTCAAATGTTATTAGAGGAAGAGTTGGATAGTAGAATTAGAACTTTATTTAATAACTATTCTCAACACTCATCAGATGTTCTACTATTTCCTTCGAAGAAAGATACTAGATTCGCAGACTCAATAAAAGAAGTTAATGAATACGCTAAAGATATTATGAAAATACCGACTTCGGAAGGAGTTGTAATCAAAGATATTACTTCGACTTATTATTTAGGAACTAAGAAAAACCCTAAATGGATTAAGTGGAAGAAGTTTGTTGATTTAGATGTAGTGGTTCTTAGTAAAACCAAAACAAAAAGTGGTTTACATTCCTATAGTGTAGGAGTTGGCCCGATATTAGACGAAATACCGAATACTGTTGAAATAGATGATATAAAATATCTAAATGTAGGTAAGGCATTAAACACTAAAATAGCGGTTGATGTTGGGGATATTATTAGAGTAAAGGTAGATGAAGTTAAGAAAACCGCTAATGGCTACTCTTTATTTTCGGCTAAGGTAATAGAAGTTCCCGAAGTAGAATATCCGGATAAATTAGTTACTCTAGCCATGCTTGCCAAAGATACAAAGAAGTCTTTGAACTATGATGTTTCTGCATTAGAAAAAGGAATAAAAGTAACTGATTATATTCATGGAGAAACTACTGCCATACTAAAATATGATATGGATGGGTTTACTCTTTACGGTTTCGAAGAAAATAATCTAATGTCTAAGAATGCTTTAGCGGATTTAGATATGTGGAAAGCACAGGCAGAAGAAATAATGAAAACAAAACAAGGAAAACTTACTGTTACTATATTTAACTTCTTAAAAGAAAAAGGCGCACAAACCGCTAGAAAAATTCATCAATTTTTAACTGCCAAACATAAGGGTCTATATGAAGATATATTAGATGCTAAGGAAAGTAGGCTTAGAGACTGGGCTGTTCAGCGAGAACCAATATTAGAAGGAGCAGGTAATACAGTAAGGGCAGACCCTGAGTTCAAATTAGCCACATATGAAATTAAAAAATATGAAACTCCTGAGAAATATAGAGAAGGCGAATTTAAAATATCACTTAGAGAAGATGGAAATATACAGTTCTCTATTAGACTAGAGGATAAAAATTTACATTGGACTATACAAATAGACGATGAAAAAGAACTGTTTGATTTATTTGGTGCGGCAGGGAAATATCCCGCCCAAGTTTCAGAGAATGTGCAAAATCAAAAAACAATTGATTATGGTAAAATAAAATTAGGTATTCAAAGAAACGGCTATCATGAATACTTCTTGGAAGGAAACAAGTTTGAAACTAAGTTACATATTAGATATTTACCTGTTCA